ATTGGTATTCCCCCAGGTTTCATTGCGCCTGAGCGCGTTTAAAAGGGTCTGATTTTCCCGGGCCAATTTGCGGGCCTCAGAGGCTTTGCGGGCCTCTCGGGCTACCAGCACCTTCCGGTCGTATTCTGAGCGCTTGTAGGCCTGATTCTGGGCCTCGGTGACGGCTTCTAGCTGAGTGCGCAGAGCAGTTTCCCGCTCAACGCCTCGGGTGTATAGGTAACCCAAGCCGGTTAAGGCAAGGGCTACCACCACCAAAGCGATGATAGTAGCTCTTAGGGTCATGCTCGTACGGGGTTACCGTCCTCGTCGTATACAGGGTGGGTGTTATTAGATAGTTCAACCCCATCCTCTCTAGTCGTGCGTTCTGATACCCAACGGATACCAGACTGCACGAACTCGACTACCGAATAAGTAGCCTTGAGTTCGTTAGCCATACCAACTCCTTAGATGTAAGTCAGGTGAATCTGAGCACCAGCAGTAACTACAGTGGTGTCAGTTGCGGCAGGAAGCGCCGTTACTGCGATAGCAATACCAGTGGCAAACCTTGCGCCTACGCGGCCCAGTTCCAGTGCCAAGGTACCACCAGCAACAATAGTGTATGTACGCAGGGGAATGTCCGTACCAACGGTAGGAGCAGTCGCCTTGTTGTACAGCTTAACACTGATAGACGCAGCGGTCAGGTTGCTGACGTTCAACTCGTACACGTTACCAGCAGTTGCCTTGATAGCCGCAGCGTTGGTCGATGCGGCCGTAACTACGGAGTAGCTAGCTGGTGCGATCAAGTTAGTCTCGGTCATGTTAGCTGTAACTGTAGTTACACCACCAGCGACCATGTTGACTGGAATAGCCAGATCAGCACGGGATGTGCCCTGACCGCGGATACCCATGATGCTTTCGCTCCATGTGGGTACGTACAGGTCATGACTACGCAGGGTTGGGCGCAGGATTACGCTACCCCCACAGTTCGTGCTTGCCAGCGTAGTAAACGCAGGAGTTACACGGCTCTGGAAGATGTTGTAGATGGGCTTCAGCACTAGCGTAGTAGTGCTAATGTGGGCAACTTCCCATGCACCGTCCATACCAAGGTCAGCACCAGTCAGGTCAACCCGGACACCGTGGAGTTCCACGTAGTCTCCGATGTTAAGCCCAGACCATGCAGCGTTGCCTATAAGGTCAAGCCAACTAGCACCATCAGTAACCCGCGACACAGCAGAGTTGATTACCTGCCCGATAATACCGGGTTGGTCTTTGCTACCATTTTGTAGGATAACCGAGCCGCCGTAGCTGGTAGCAATAGCAGCGGAACCCCACGCAATCGTGATCTGCTTCAGACCTTCGTTGATTGCAGTGATTGCCACTCCTGTTGCGCTATTGGCAAAGTTAGTCTGATCGCGCACACCACGCAGGGTAACGTAGTTACCGACCTGCAAGCCAGCGACTGAGGGTGCTACGTCCAGCGTTACAGCAGTCACGTTACTTGCAGCAGCGTGAGTAGCAGACACAACCTTGGCCACGGGGCGGGTCATGCTGATAGGTTTGTACAACCGGAAGCGTGGCAACAACTGAGCGCCAGTGGCAGGCTTTACGCTGGTGCGTGGAACGTCCCGCGAGATCCATGCCGTCATAGACTGCTCGGCCTTGTCCAACGCAACGGATGCGCCGTAGGTACACTCAAGCATGAAGCGAGTGCTAGCACGAATCTCAGCCTGTCCCCACGCAGCGCCGGCGACGTATGTTGGGGCTGTGGAGCCAATGGTTACGCGGTGGTCGCCCAATAGGGCGCCGGATACTTGGTTGTCGTCGCCGCCAAAGATACCTACAACAGCAGCGCTAGTAGCTGTAGTGCCAGTCAGGCGCAGGCCGAATGCGTTACGCGCACCGGAGAAGTTGTTATAGAAGTTGACCTTAGCCGTACCAAGGGTAGGAGTAGTCACACCCGAAGCAGGAGATACCAGTGACGGAAGAGCAGATTCATCAGAGAAACCAACGGCAATGGTCTTGCGGTCAGGGCTGATGTAGTTAATGCAGGCGTTGGGGTAATTGAATCGAGAGTCAACAAGCCCGGTGATGTTAATCCAGTCACCAGCAAACACAGTTTGGTTAGAGCCAACAGCGGGGAGGGCGGTCTCCAGCAGCATATGCATCACAGTACCAGCAGTGGTAGTGTTGGTAGCGCCTAGCACAGCACTCGACTGGTAGTAGCTCACGATGTTGATCGGAGTGGGGATAGTATCGGGGCCAAGAATAGGGTCGTTGGCAAACAGGCTGGCCGTAGCAAAGCTGATGCCGGTACGCACAAAGCTAGCCGCGATCTCCATAGCGCAGGGCTGGATGACCGGACGCTTAGAGTTGACAATGAAGCTCTCACCCACAGTCAGTGGGGAAGCAGACAGGGCAGTGATGGTCTGACCATTGAGACCGGCCACAGTAGCGACAAAGTCGCCACCTGCCGTGTTAACACCAGAGAAGTTGCCCCATTCCGCCAGCAAGGCGGCAGCGTCCTCGTTGTCTGGGATGGCAGAAGATACCGCACCAGCAGTATACAGCGCACCATCATTGGTAGCTCGAAGAGAGGTAGCCTTACCCTGCGGGTTCAGTACGACGGTCATAGAAATCCTTTAGGGCTTACAGCCCGGTTCAAATTTAGCACGCTCGTTAGCACGACGCTTAACGAGTCCCTTGTAGATCACGCCGTTGTCGTACACCCAGCGGTCGAACTGGGCGGCAGCACCGAAGCAGTCACCGGCGTTGAGCTTACGGAGCAGAGTGCTATTAGCTAGCTGCTTCTCGCCCAGGTTAAAGGTGAAAGACACAAGTGCGTCGTACTGGCCCTGGGTAACTGGCACGGTGACGTGGCGCTTGACGGCCGCCTCCGCGTGCCGTACGTCCTGCTTGAGCAAGAAGTCGCACGTTGCGTCAGATAAGCGCTGGCCCATCTTGGCTGTAGCCGTGTGCCCATAACAGACGGTGACAACGTTGCCGGTGTCGAGGTATGCCGTGTTGCGCTTGCCCTCGTACGTCTGGATGCCGACGAACCCAGCCAAGCTGAGGCTGAGAACGCCAGCGGCCAGCTTAACTTCTAGGTTATCTGGCCCTGCCATTACGCGATGCCGTTGGTCACGCTGGTTGCGGTGATCGAGGCAACGTAGTTGTTGGACGCGTCCTGCAAGCGCTCTGCCACAGGGGTGGGTTGCGTGTATGCCACGGTAACAGCCCCGGCCACGAAGTTAGACGTGAAGTCCAGGTGCACGAACGGCCCGTCAACGGTAACCTTGGACACGGTTTTGACCTGACCGCCAACGGTAAATGCAGCGGGCAGTGGCACATTGGCGGCGCCCAGGCCCTCAGAGAACACCAGCGTGATGCGCTTGGGGGCAAGGGCCGTGATGGCTGCGCTTACGAAGGTAGGCACAGTGGTCTCGACAAAGCTGGCGATGGCCGAAGAACAGGCGTCAAAGAAGTCCTTGAGGGCTTTGGCGTTGCGGGCTTTGCCAGCGTTACGGCCAGCATTGATCTCCACAGCGGAGATAGCATTGGCGGCTTCGAGTCGGAGGCAGATGCCATTAGACAGCAGGCCGGGAGATGGGAGAGTTGCTACACGCATGGTGGTTCCTTGTTAGGCGGTCGATTTAACGACGGCGCTTGAGCATAGACGCAGCCTTTGGTTTTACTGCTCTATACCGGTTGTACCCAAGTGGGTCTGAGATAGCCTCGGCATGTGCCTTAGCTGCGAGTGCTGCCAGCTTTTGTTGCTGGTCGAGTGCAAGGGACTCGGTGAAATGACGCACCAAGCCCTCAACTGCATCAAGCCGGTCGTCATGCACGAGGGCATTACGGGTCAGGCTGATCTTGCTGAGTTGATAGAAGAAACTGTACGTCAGGCGCAGTGCCGGTGCGTATAAGTTACTGGTCTCAAGGTCGTGCCTCACGGCAGCCTCTGTAACGATCAAGCTCCCGCGCCCCATTACGGGCTCAAGGGTCTTGATAATGCGGGCCTCTTTCTGGCCGCTAACGAGATCGTCCTCAATGCCCACGCTTGGGCACTTGGCACGCAGGATGGGCGTGAACACAGCACGGAATGCACCGAAGCCCATGTTCTTCTCGATCTTTACCACCATCGGCCCATGCCCTAGGCGCTCGAATGGTGCTATCCGGTCTGCCAGTGTGCCCAGCTTGTCGGGGTCGTAGCCACCCGGGATGCCCCCGACAGCCAGTAAATACACGTTGCCGTTCAAGAAGCCACCGATGGCGTAGGCCGTTTCGTCAGCGTTCTGTCCACCGCCAGCCGGGTCGATGTACGCCACAACGGATTGCAGCTTGCCGACCTCGCGGCTAATGTCGTGAGGCAGGGAGAGCTTGAATGCGTGCTCGTGGGCCGAGTAGTCCTTGAGGTTCGCCGCAGTCATGCCGCGTACCAGCGTCAGGGGGAAGTGCTCCCCGGCCTCTATCACAGTGAGGCGCTCGGGCTTGAGTGGGTACTTCAGCGCGTCCATCATGGCCGTGTTCAGCATGTGCTGAAGCTGGAAGTACGCCGTACCTTGGTCGCGCTCTTTCTTCTGGAGGGTTTCCTCGTCCAGCAGCACGGGGTCAACGGGCTGGCCCTGGTCTCCCAGCAGGCCCCCGCCCACGGCCAATGCCGGGTTGGCTGCAAGGCGCGAGGCGATCAGCGGGGCTAGGTTGGCACCGTAGTGCTCTCGCTGCTTGGCTGTTGGGTACCGCCCCGGCCAGATACGTGTTACAACTCCCCGCGCAGGCAGGCTGTTGTAGATGGACTCCATCGTCTGCGGCGTGCCCAGCCAGATAATGCGCCCACTCTGGTTGATAGACGTAAAGTCTTTGGTCAGGTGTAGCAGCTTAGCCCGCTGTGTTGGGGTAGCCGAGTTCTTGCTGGACTCAATGTCGTCAGGGATTAGCAAGTCAGCACGGCGGCCCTGCAAGTTGGCGTCAATACCAATACAGTCAACCGACGCGGACTTGTCGATACCCTTCAGGCTGTGGTGAATGTCGAAGCCCTCGACAGACGTGCGGTCTCCGGCCGCCTTGTCAGGCCGCATGCACTCAAGCACGTCCATATTCATGATGATACGAACGATCAGCGTGGCAATGTCCGTCGCTTGGTCACCGCCAGCGGACACGATCAGCACTCGGCCAGAGGGGCTATGCAGCAAGTACCACACGGCAAATGCAGCCGCAATCGTGGTCTTGGCCTGTGAGCGCTGCGCTTGTACCATGAGGTACTGCGGGCCGTAGGCAATGTAGCCGCCAATGTCCTTCTGAATCTCCGTGGTAGAGAAGCCTAGCTCGTCCATCACGTCCTCAAGGAACGGGATGAAGGACGAGTAGTGCTGCTGCACCATTTCTAGGCGCTCCCACCGGGCCTTGGCCGCGTCGGAAGTCTCCCGCGCTTTCATTGAATGAAGCCCTGCGAGGTAGCGAAGCGCTCAGCCGCGTCATCGAGAGCAGCCTGTGGCAACTTCTTCTTACGGCGGGCGCTCAGTGCATCGCTCAGTTCCCGCAGCGCGGCGTTATCCGTAGCGTCAGCGGTGATGTTGTTGTTCTTGAGGAAGGCGATAGCCGCACCCAACAGCGCAGGGCTGGGGCGAACGGTCTTTGTGCCTTCGTCGGTCTGCTCTTCGTAGCCCACCACCTGCTCTTGCAGGGCGACAGCTACTGCTTGGTGCAGTTCGCCAAGCTGTTTATCACTTGCGGCCATTACGTCCTTTCCGTGGCAGGTACCACTTGTCCCGCAGCAGGAAGTAAAACTGAAAGAGAGTGTACACAATAGTGGTCAGGAGAACCCAGTCAGAGAGGGCCACCCCGAACAGGGTAAGCCCGCCGACCGTGAGCGTGGGTGCAGCACGGGCCGCTTCGTTAACAATGTCGGAGTGGTTGCTCATGGTTAGATTACCTTGCGGTCTTGCAAGGCTTTAACGAGGGTGGAAACGATGGCATAGAGAGGGCGCAGTACGACCTCAATCTGCTGGGGTGTTGGGTTGGTACTCAGGTATGCGCGGATTACCCCGTCAGTGCAGAGGTTATCAATGTCCAGCGTGGTGCTATCAGTGAAAGCACGCGCTTGGCTACCTCCCCAGTTGTACAGGTTGTAGTATGAGCCCAGGCCAGTGCCCAACGTCACGCTTGCACTGGGCAAAGTGATGCCATTGGTGAAGGACTTGACCCCGCCAACCGTCTGGTTAGTGGTAAGGTCAACGTACGAGCCACCTCCGCCAGCGGCGAGGTCGGTATCAGCGCCGCCAGAGAGGTTGATGTACCCACGGTTAGCGCCGTTGCCGTAAAACTGCAATCGGCCGTTAGCGCTGTTGTAGCGCATCTTGTACTGGCTGGTGGCATCGAGTGAAATCCACTCGTTCGCCTTAATCCGCAGGGCGCTGTCGCTGTTCGTGGACTGCGATAGGTCAATCCCCACCGTGTAGCTGCCAGTGTGGTAGATGCCGCGCACGCCACTGGCCGTATTGACAATGCCCGCCTGCTCGGCGCTCATGATCTTTACGCCGTAGTGGAAAGCACCTAGGGTGTTGTTGTTCCCCTGAGCACCGATGCGCACGCCGTCGTAAGCATAGCCTTTGGGGCCTGCCGTGGGCGGGTCTGTGCGCAGAAGCTGGGCATTTCCGACCACAACGTCAAGGCCAATGCGCTGCTCGAACTCGTCAGCGCCGTTGCACCAAACGTCTACCTCGCAGCCAACGGTTCCGCCGCTTGAGCCGGTTGTCGGGTTGATCGCGGTGTCGCACACCTCAAAGCAGCCGCCCCATGTTGGGCCGGTGCTCAGCTTGTTGCCTTGGCCGTACACGCCGACGTTCTCGCCACCGCTGGCTGAGTTGTTCACGCGAGAAGTCACGCCCCACTCAAAGTTGTTCACGCCGGGCGATACCGTAGTGTCCACAAAGAGCGCGGAGTATACATGGCCCTGCGTGCCACCGACCTTGTTGGCTGTGCGGTTAAGCATTAGCGTGTGGCTGGCGTTATTCGGGGTAGTGCTGTCAATGGAGACAGTCCCTACGTTGGCCCCGGCCTCGATGGCTGTCACAACGTCGTCCGCGTTGAGCGCAACTGCGCCTGTGCGGGTGTTAAAGCTGGCAACGCCAGCAGTGCCGCCAGTAACCGCAGCCTGCACAAACGCCGTAGTGGCGATCTGCTGGGTTGAGGTGCCTGCTGTGGCAGTTGGCGCCGTAGGTGTGCCGGTCAGCGCTGTGTTGTTCGTACCAACCGGGGTAAACCCCAAGGCGCTCACAACATCGTTGCTGTTAATGATGACGTTGCCTGTACGCGAGTTAACGCTGGCAACTCCGGCCACGCTGCCTGCAACAGCGCTCTGTACGAACGCAGTTGTGGCGATTTGAGTAGTATTGGTACCGATACTCGCCGTCGGTGCAGAGGGTGTCCCGCTAAGCACAGCGGCAGTGGGGTTGACCGGGACGAAACCCAAAGCCGTAACCACCGCTTCCTGTGTAACGGCCCCGCTACCGCCGCTGGCTGCAAGGTCTTTGAGCACAACGTCAAGCGGTTGCCCAATGTGGTCAATTTGTGAGGTGTCTGGACGTGTTCCCATGATTTCCTTAATGTAGTTAAGCAGCCAGCAGAGCATGCTCAGCCTGCTGACGTGACGAGTGGCGCGGCCATGGCCATAGGACTAACGCCTTTGGGTACCATCGCCGGGTCGAGAATGTCGTCGATACCGTTGCCGTCACGCAGCGCGTGGATGCAGTAGCAGACGGTGTTTGGCTCAAGCGCCACTAGCTCGTGCATCACATCCTTGTGAATGTAGATCATCTGCGGTGCCTTGAACACTGTGGTTTCGCCGCTAGCCGTAACCTGCAAGGAGCCAGCGGCCAACAGCGTAAGGTGATCGAACTGGTGTGTGTGTCCGTGCTCAATGTCACCGGCCGCCTCGAAGTGCATCTGGCGGCTGAACAGGTTGGCTACGCAGCCAATGCTAACTTTAGGTGGATTCATATATGGTTACTCCGATAGCCCCGGTTGCGGGTGTTGGTTGTGGATACGCTGGCCCAATAAGCTGCACGGCGGGTAGCAGTGGGCCCGCTTCTGGAGGTAGCTCGATGTAGCCCTGCTCTGCAAGCACCTCGTTGGTAAGGTCTACTGGCAGAGACGCGGCGCAGTGCGCTCTGATCTCTGCGTGTGTAGCCAGCACCAGCCCGCTTGTTGTGTGCTTGTACATTTACAAGTTTCCTGTAAGAGTTGATGGGAAGGCGCGGCCAGCGCCCCAGATAATGCGAACTGCCCCCGGGCCAGAGTAAGAGCTTGCGGAGGGTATAGTAATTTCAAGTACCTGCCCAGGTGTTACAGGTAAAGCGTTTAGATATGATAAGGCACCGCCAGATGACATGATTGCAGAATAGCCTGATTGAAGCCACCCTGCTCCACCACCGTAAGCCCCACCATTAGGAGTCCCGTATCCACCAGAGCTGAACGCTCCGCTGCTCCCTCCACTCCCGCCTGTAGCATTCCTGGCTCCCTGGTACTGGTCGTACAAGCCACTTACCCCATTGCTGCCCTGTCCCAATAGGCCAACACCACCACCACCGCCCCGTGACACCGCGCTCGGCCCACCTGCACCGCCACCGCCCCCACCACCGCCCGCGCCATTTTGCGGCGATATTGGGGAGTAGTTATCAATAAGTTGCCCCCGACCACCATTACCGCTATAGCCGCCTGCCCCACCACCACCATGATAACCTGCACCTCCGTCACCCCCGCCTGTACCGATACGACTACCGTTCTGCGCACGGCAAACGATAGTGCCTCCTACTGCGTTCTTTACGGTAACAGGGACAGTTGTTCCACCCGGCTGCACAGCGACCATGCAGACGCTAGTGACGCCAGCAGGCACCGTCCAGAGAGTAGTGCCAACTGTGGTGAATACCTGCTGGCCTGGAGGGGCCGCCACTGCGGTTGCCCCGGCAGCAGCCATAACCAGCCCGAGTGTGCTCATTTCACATCCTTCCCAAGAACAAACCAGTTAAGCGTGCTGCCATCGTGGGTGTACATGCCGAGGCAGTCCTTCCCAGCGGCAGTCAGTGTCGGCACCGTGCCGCCAGCCCACTTGCTGTTCGCTGGCCACGTAACGGTTGCGCTGCCGCCGTTAGTCAATTCCAAGATCAGACTAGCCACTGTGCCCGCAGCGGGTAGGTTACTCACCGTAAAGGTGGTCGCCCCGCTCACGGTCTTGGTGAAGACGTTACCCAGCGACAGGTCGATGTTGTTAGCCGCCAGGGCGTTGCGTGTCTCAAGCAAGCCTGTTACGGTCTTGTTGGTCATCGTCTGAGCGGCCGTCAGTAGCACGTCGCCAACAGCAAGGTTACCGCTGCCTACGAGGGAGCCCCCGTTCACAGTCTTGATGTTGGTGCCGCTGACCAGCGCTGCCTGCCCGCCGATGGCTGACAAGGCCGCTGCCGCATCTACTGCTGTCAATACGCTACGCCCCACAGCAGTGCTATCACTGATGGCCGAGGCCGTGTGAGTGTGCGAGGTAGGGGCTTTGCCGTCAAGCGCGGTTTGCAAGCCCGTAACGTCAGCAATTGCGTGGGAGTGGGCGCTTGGTGCAAACGTGGCTGGCTTGCCAGTAATGCCCGCCCATGGCGCAACGTCAGCGTTGACGGCGGCAGTGACCTTGCCATCGTCGTTGGGGTCGTAGACTGCCTTAGTCATATCCCCCGCGCCAGTACCGTCAGCCCCAGCAGGGCCTTGGATACCTTGCGGGCCTTGTGGCCCCGCTGGCCCTGCTGGGCCCGTGTTGCCTTGAATACCCTGTGGGCCGGTTGCCCCTGCTGGGCCGGGTACACCCTGAATGCCTTGCGGCCCAGCGGGCCCAGTAGCCCCAATAGGCCCTTGCGGCACACCGAGGCTGAGCACCTGTGCGCCAGCAGCCCCGCTAATGGTGGCCGTGGCAGCAGCGCCCGGGGCCAGCGTAGTGACCGTGCCTGCTGTGAGGCGCGAGGCGTTTGCTGCGCCTACTGCGCTTGCGGCAGCTTCGGCAGCGCTTGCTGCGCATGCTGCGGCCAGCGGGGTGAACTCTTCAATTGGGGTGTTTGTAGAGATCACCACCTCAATGTTGTTCGTACCAGCCAGAGGCGGCGTAACGAACGTGAGGATACCGTTAGTGATGCTCCATGTGGCAGAGTGCTGGTAGATACCCTGCACGTACACGCCGCACCGGGCACCCTTGTCGGGCTGCGCCACAATGAACGAGGTCTGCGTGCCTGTGCCGCTGAATTGGTACGTGGAGTTCTTGCCACGTAGGCTGTCTACAGCAAGCTGCGCCTGTGCGTTAGCGGCTGCTGCCTCTGCGGCTGCGATTGCGGCAGCTTCTGAGGCGGCCACAGCAGCAGCAACGTCGATGTTGCCGATTGCGTCGGTGACCTCAGCGGCGATGAACACTGCCTGCTTGGCGTTAACATCCAGCGCTGTGTCGCTCAGGCCAGAGCCGTCGGTGAAGTCCACAAGCGGCAGGTCTTTCGGCGTGTCGCGATAGATAACCAGCAGCGCCCCAGCCGATACTGGAGGTGTAAGCAGCAGTTGGGCTGGGCCAATGAAGTTAGCCTCAGTAATGGGCACGGCAGTCTCGACCCCACCGACAGGTGTGACCGCGACCTTAACGTGCGCCTTGTCTATGTAACCACCGGCAAAGTTAAAGTTCCACGAAGTCGTGGTGCCGTCCGCTAAGTACAGCGTGCGGCTCAGCCGTTGGGCTACGAGAGTTGCCATGTTGGCTCCTTAGAAAGAAAGCCTCCCCGAAGGGAGGCAGTAGTACAGGTACTGGAGGTTAGTCTTTGAGTGCGTTGACAAACGGCAGCAAGTACGGGATACGGCTGCCCGGGAGCAGCTTTGCCGCCTCGTCCAGGTTGTCTGGGCTCTGCGCGTACTTCCAAATGTCATCGACGAGGCTAAGCGACGGCGCAACGTAGTTCCCAATGAACGCGGACTCTACGCCGCTCCGGCCCCCGGTTGGTGCAACGCCCATGCTGTCAGGCAGCAGCGATGTGGTAAGGTCAAGGAAGTCCCCGGCCATGCCAGACATTGCCACGTAGTTCAGCGTTGCCCGCGCCAAGTGCTGCGGCTGCAAGCGCTCTTCAATGTAGGCGGCACGGTCTTCACGCCCCACGGAGTTAGCGTACACACGTGCCATGTAGATGGGCACAGCCAAGCTCATGCTCCCCATCAGCATACCGAAGGCAGCGAACTGCCCGTGGCTATTACGCTGGCGTCCCCACTGCTTCTCCATCGAGGTGATCGAGAACGTGCGGAACTGGGTCATGAGCTTCAGCCACCCATCGTGCGCCCACTTGCCGCGCTCACCGATGTACGTGCCCTGAATGATCTGCGATGTGCCACGCCATACGGCCTGAATAACGCGCTCTCGCACGTCTGGGTCGCTAACCTTGGTCACGTCGAACCGGGTAAGCCGCCCTGCCGCATCGAACGTGGCGATGTTAGGGAGGTCTGCCTTGAGTGCAGCCCGTAGCCCAGCGTCAATGCCCATCCCATCAAGCGCTTTGTCCTCGCCGCCCTCACGGATGTACCGCGCCATCTTGTGCACGATCTGCTCAGCCATGCCCCTCTGCTGTGCGCTATGAATCATGCGCCACCCAGAGAGCACAGCCTGAGCGTGCCCTCCGCCACGCAGCAACCGGTCAGTCAGCGTAAGCGTGTCCTGCCCGTAGGTTGGGTACGCGTGGTTCGGGCTGTCGAATGGCATGACAACCTTGTATGCGTCTGTGCCAAACTCTGCCCCACCTGCGTGCTCAATGCTGGAAAGGAATGGGTTGTCTACCGCTTTGCCAGCGGCCAAGTCCCTGATCTCTTGGTTCAGGCGCTTCATGCCAGCGAGGCTAGCCATTGTGCGCATAGCCCCAACGTGCACGATGCCGTTGATGCTCTCAGCGAACTGGTTGAACACAATGCCGCCGAGACGTACAAGGGTGTTAGCCTGCATGGCCCTGTCCATCCACTTGCCGCCAGCGTTACCGAAGGGCTCGTTCAAGAACTCGGCTGCGATCTGGTCGAACGCTTCCTTTTCTTGGTTCCCCGCACGCTGGCCGTCTGCGCCGTACTGCATGGCGTCCCGTAGCAGCTTGAGTCCGGGCTTACCGCGAACCCCAAACTGTGTCAGAGCTACCTCACCGCTAGCGCGGCCCACTTGGGAGCGGAGCAATTCGATCTGGTTAGTCTCGAAAATGTCCAGCAGCTTAAACTCTCCGTCGGGTGTGTCGTACACCTTGTTCAGGTCAAGCTCAATACGCCCCTTGGTGAAGTTGGCCGCGCCCTTGTTGAACTTCTCCATGTGGTTAGCCACCACGTCGCTGGGCAAGTCCATACCACGCAGGGCCTCTTCAACCAGACTGGCCGTAGAGGTGTTTCCTCCACCGATGCTGCTACCGTAGTCACCGGCTGCACGGTCGCGTACCCGCTTGATGTAGTTGCTCGCCAGCTTGTCAGAGAAAGCCGCGTCCCACCCTTCGATGGTAATGAACTGGTCAACCAGCGCAGAGTGCAGCACCTGGGTCTTGGCGTTGCTCAGGTTAATCACAGCACCAGCGCTCATGCGGTGTGGCATGTAGCCTCGGCTGGTTTTAGGCAAGCCCTCTGATCCCAGCGTCTTCACGCGGCGCTGCTCGTTGGCGACCCGCTGGTACGCAGCCTCGATGCTGTCAGCAGCGGCCAGCACGTTCTTGTCCTGCGTGCTTGTGCCACCGGCCCGGCGGGCCTCGATCTCGCTGGCGATGGCCCGGTCGAACTCTGCCCGCACCTTGCCGCCCACCATGTCGTCCTTGAATCCAGCAAAGGCTGTGCCCTTCCCGGCCTTGTAGAACTTGTATGCCTGCTCCACGTCGTTGATGGTGTTGGCCATCATGCGGCGCTCGATGTTGTGCTTAGCGATAGCGGCTGTTGCGCCGCGCTTAGCCTGCACCCCACTGGCATCTTCCAGCAACTCGCTGGCGATCATGCGCACAAGCGGGCTCGGTGACTTCAGCATAAGCAGGCCCGTAGAGGCCACGTTGAACACGTTGTTGTCAGTGAGGTTCTTGACGTTTGCTTGCCACTTGGCGTCCATCGGGTTGGCCTTAGCCCACTCTTCGGCCTTCTTGTGCAGCGCCAGCATGGCCTGGGCCTGGGCACGCGCTGCGGCTGTGTCAACCGGCGCGATGTTCAAGCCAAACCTGATTGCGTCCGGGTCAGTCATGATCTCGTTAGCCACTGAGGCGGGGCCAGCGGGCTGGCTGTACTTTGTGGTGCGCTCGGGCAGGATGGAAGAGTCAATCTCTTTGTTCGCCACGGCAGTCATGAAGTCCACGAAGCTCTGCGTAGGTGGCAGATGCCCGCGCTCCTTGGCACCGGTGAACCACGACCAGACCTTGGCGACCCACTCGGTCATCTTGTCTACGATGCTCTTGCTGAACCCGGTCTTGTTGGCACCGGCAGCGTCTTCACGGAAGTACCGCACGCCTTGCTCTGCCAACCACTCGCCAAAGTCTTTCTCGTACTTGTTGCTTGGGTCAACCACGTCGCCCTTGAACTTGCCGCTGCGGCGCATGTCGGCCCAGCGCATCATGGTTGCCTCTACTGACCCTGCGTCTGCCGCTTGTACAAACTTGGCAAAGTCGGACAGCAGCGCTTGTCGCATGGCTGGCGTAGCGTTTGGCAAGTAGAAGTCAGTGATGGCGTGTGTGACCTCGTGCATCGCTGTCTCCACCATGCGCTCACTCGCGCCGGTATCCTTGATCGCAATGCGGGCCTTGCCCATCTGGGAGGCCACAACGCCTCGCATGGTGCCGCTGTTCTCCAGCGTACCCAGGGCCACACGGACTTCTGACGGCAGCAGGTGGGCCATATCCTTAACGGCTTGGGCCACGTCGCGCATCGCCGGGCTTAGGTTGGCCTCGTTAGCTACAACCACCTTGGCGTTGCTCTCGCGCAGCAGGCTCTCTGGCACTGCTGCCTCGAATATCTGCTTTGCGTTTGGCTTGGGTGGGGCGATCTCGCTGACGCCACCAGTGCTACCCCATCCGTTGTCGCTGGCAGAGATTGCGGTATCTTCCACGTCCAACACGCGGCGCTGCGCCAGCGGGGGTGTGGTGGCCTCGCGCACCTCGGCAATGCGGAGGCTGTCCATCTCAGCGCGGATAGCCTCTGGGCTGGCTGTTGGGCCGAGCTTGGCCTCAGCTTGTGCAGCGAGGCGCGTCTCCTTGGCTACTACCTCTTCCACTGCTTGGCTGGCGTAGCGTTCTGCTCGGGCAAGGCTGGCCTGTCGTACGGTCATGGCACCGACCCCGGCACCCAGCAGGCTGTCCACCGTCAGGCTGATCGCCAAATCCTGGGGCCGGAAGCGCCCCTCCAAACCCTGCGCCACGGCCTCTACAGCCGTCCCAGAGAGCACGTTTTCAGTCACGGATGCGCCGATAGCCCGACCAGTTTGCCCCGCCTCAGCGGCCACAATAGACCCCTTCCCGGCTGCTGCCAGCGCCCGTGTCGCGGCGAATGGGGCCACCCACGAACTGACACTGGTGCCCTCGGCCAGCAAGGACAGCCCCATGCCCGACCAGAACCCACCGGCCATCACCGTACGGGTGCGCTCCTGCTCGTCTTGCCAGCGGCTCAGCACCTTGGCTGCTGCCTGTGGGCTGGTGGCTGTGCCGTAGTCCGTAATCAGGTCGCTGTCCGCTTCTGGGGGCAGGGCCTTCAGGTCAGGGCGGTAGCCGGGCTCTGGCTCAAACTCTTCCCCGAAGAGGCGGTCAACCACTCCACGCACCAGCCGGTTGTCTGTGTTACCAGCAACCGCAGCGCCGAAGCGCTCGAACGTCGTTGGGTCTGCCTCTGCTGCAAGGCGCTGCGCCGCTGCATCAGCCTCCAGGCTACGCTGCACGCGGCCAGCGTCGGAAGGGCGAAACAAGCTGGCTTGAATGCCAGCCTCCACAGCGCTTGGTGTTGGTGGTAGGCCCAACTGATTGTCGATCTGGCGGGGTGTGGGTGCTACGTAGCCGCTGCCCTCGCCACCGAGGCGGGCCGTAACCTGCTCGATATACGAGCGAGTCTCAGCGGGCAGCTTGGTTATGTCGCCGCCGGATGCCTTCCACTTGTCGGCGTTGCTCGGCCCCCAGTTGTACGCAGCCAGGGACGTGGGCAGGTCGCCGTAACGGTTAACCATGGCCTTCAGATAGTCCTGTCCAACACGGCGCATTTCTGCTGGCGACCGATCAGCAGCAGGGCGCACCCCGAAGCCTGGGTCACGGAGGGTGTTGGGCATGGTCTGCATAGCACCAAGCGCACCCTTGGGGCTAACCGCGTTGTCGCGGCCCCGGCTCTCAACGTACTCTACCGCTTGGTTCAGAATGTCGAAGTCCATAGTTAATCCTTGTTAGTCGTAAATACTCTTAGCCCCCTCTTTAGGAAGGAACGTCAGCTTGGGCCCAAACGCCAGCTTGGTCGGCGCACCGGGCGCATTCTTCTCCAGCCACCGCGCGTTCATGTCTCTTGCCGTGAACGTGTTGAATCGCGGTGTGATCCCGTCTGCCGCTACACCCATGACCACAAACTGTGGCACGGAGTCCGGCGTGTCTTGAATCTGCTGTACCCGCAGGCCGCTGTCGATGTTGACATCTGCTGCAAACGAGTTGATCGCATGCTGCATGGCCCGGCCCTGGGTGTCTGGGGCTACCCCGCCCACCTCGCGGTTCTGCTGAACCCACTGCTTAACGTCTGTAGAGGCAGCGCTGCGCGTCCAGTAGTGCCCTCCCAGCACAGTGAGGTTGGGGTTGTCCTTCTGGGCCTTGGCCACAGCTTGGTCTAATGGCATGTGCCGCGTCACCCCGGGGGCCAGCCTGCGGGCCAGCCCCGCTGGGTCGATGATTGCCACATCGTCCACCATGCCGGTTGCTTTGATGATGCCCATGACCGTGCCCGTGGTCAACTCTTTGGCGATGCTGTCAACAAACTTCTGGTCTTTGACTTCTTTGTCGGGCTCTATGGCCACCATGTACACGGCCTGCTGCTCCACTGGCGACAGGTTACGCCCGCGCACCAAGCTGTGGTACTTGGCGATTGTCTCGCTGGCGCGGCCAGCATACGTGGCAGCAACAGCCTCGCCCATGTCGCCGCCAGCTTTAATCAGCGGCAACACTGCCTGCTGGTACACTGTGTACAACTGGGTTGGGTCTGAGGTGCGGAGGCTTCCCTCGATACCAGCCTGGATGCGGTCTTGCAGGGACTTGTCGTAGACCTTGTGCTCCCACTGCAAGGCAGCGGCTAGCAGGGCCTTCTCTGGCGAGGCGGTGCGCACGCGGTCGAACACTGCCTGCTGCTCCGCTGGCTTGAGGTGTGCCATTGTGTACGGTGCCGCTGGGTTCGTGACGGCTGCTGCCGTGTCCGTCAGCCATGCTTCCTCGGCTGCTGCCTTGGCGGCCTTGCCTTGTGTGGTGGCAATCTCGCGGCGGGCTGCGTCTAGGCGGCGGCGCTCTGCGTCCCGGAATTGGACGATCTCGCGCACCGTGTGAGCTGGGCCTAGGTAGCTGCCGCTGTCGCCAGTAACCCGCGTGTACTGCTGGTTGATCTTTTGCGCAGCGGCGAGGATAGCCTCTTCGCTGGATGCTGGGTCAGTAGACAGGCTCTCGAACTCGGCGACTTGCATCACGAAGTCCATTGGCAGCTTGGTCTTGGCCTCTGCTGCCGCCTGCCGGTAGGCCCGGTTAACGTGGAATGCAGCCTCTTGGTTAAGCTGCGCCAGCTTGCCGGACTGCTTCAGCACGTCGTATGCCACGAAGTTGCCGGAGCTAACCGCCCCGACCACCGCGTCGGCCACCAGCCGGTCGTGCAGCTTGGCATCCATGCCCGGGTTGACGAAGGCATCGAGCAGGGGCAGTGCGGCCTCCAGCGTATCCGCTTGTTCCTTGGTACCGCCCTCGCGGGCAGCACGGTCTGACGCACCAAGCAGCCGGAGCTTGCCCTGAAGGTCAGCCGTAACCCCCTGCTCGACAAGCTCTTGCTTGTACCGGATGTTGGCCTTGGCCCACGACTTTATGGTGGGCGGCACCATATTGGCTACCTGCTGCTGGAACAGGGTGTCGGTTACGTTATCGCCAGTGGCTGCGTTCTTGACAGCGTTGGCCATGTAGCGGTCAAGGTCGGGGCCTTCGAGCTTGCGTAGCTCTGGCATGTCCTCTTCGATCTTGGCAGCCAACGTTGCTGCCTTTGCCGACGCTGTGTAGGCGCGGGCACCGTCTGCCACCGGAATGTCACCGAGTAGCTGAGAGTACCAGGGCTGCTCGTCAACAATTTCCTTAACGGCCTCTCCGGACTGAGCCTTGCGGAAGCCGCGCATAAACGCTTCGTCCTGCGCCTGCTGCATCTGCGGCTTGAGGATATCCCCGCCGAGGCGCACCAGTGTCTCAAACGTGGCGTTCTGCTTAGCCTCTGGAACTTGCAGCGCTTGGCTGCTCGTAGTGGCTTGGCCCTGCGCGGTAAGCTGTAGCCGCTGCCGCTGGTCGGCCTGAAGCTGCGGCACCCCGCCCATGCTACCGAGGCCGAATGTGACCGTTTGGCCCAAGCCCTCTGTGGGTGCACCGAGTGTGTTGTCTTGTGCCATACGGCCCCTTGGTTAAGTGATGAACTTGTTGTACGCGTCGGCTGCGAAGTTGAAGCCAGCGTTAAGCGTCTGTGCGTTCTGGCCCCGCAGCATGTCAGAGAAGAGGTTGCCGCCGTACACCTGCTGTGGCGCTACGTCGTTGCCGTAGTCTATCTGGTCGGTCAGTTCGCTCTGGTCGAGCGACTCCCAGCCAGAGAGCATGGTAGCCCGACGCCGCTGTGCTGCGTCGTAGTCCCCCTGCTTCAGCGACTGGTCTACAGCCTGCTGCATGCGGGACTGCCGCAGCGCTGTGGTGCTAGCAACAACGTCGGCCACGCCACCTGTAAGCCCAGAGCGCCCCGCCGCTGCCGCCTGGGCGCCGGCCTGCTCCGCGAACTTGAGTTGGCCCTCGAAGTTGTCTCGCGTCGCTGCGTCACGGCCACGCCGATAGTTAACGTCTCCAGCCTTAAGCTGTGAGCCTGCTGCATCCAGCACGCGCTGGTTGTTCACGGACTGGGTGAACCGAGCCAGTGACCCGCGCTTGGCGGCTAGCTCGTTGCGGGAGCCCCGCACCAAGTTGCTGGCGTAGGCGTTGGCCGCGTTGACGGTATTGCGGGCCTGTATGTTCGCCCGCTCGGTGATGCCCGAGCTAATGCCCATGAAGGCATTGATGCCCATCTGTACGAGTGCTGCACTCATGTTATACCCTCGGCAAGCGGTTGAATAGTTGGCCGTTCCACTCAAGCGCGGTAACGGTTAGCGGATACCATCGGCGGGCCTTGATGGTCAGGGAGTAGTCGTTGGTCTCTCGGCCAATTGGGATGCTGAACGCGCCCGTGGTCACTGGCTCCGTGCCAATCACGTTGGCTGGCAGGCCCATTGTGCGCCCACTGAACGTACCAGTAGAGGCTACGTTGTAGTACGCCAGCGCCCAGTCTGCCCCGATGCTGTTCTTAAAGGCAACGGTCATCTTGCCCACCGTGGTGCGCCCCGACAGCACCGCCTTGCCCTTAGAATCCCGCACGTACGGGTTGGTTGGGGTGAAGCTGGATTCCTGTACAGCGCCTACCATCAGCGTGCCCTCGTACCCAGAGACTGCCGCCATGTTCGGCAGCAGCGCTCCGGTGAACTTACGCACCCCGGTAGCGAATGCTACGGCCCAGGATGGCCCGCTGTTCGCGGTGATGCTGTGGCCTGGGGCGATCAGGCTGGCTGGCCGCACGCTGTCTAGGTACGGGTACCCGCTCAGCTTGGTCTCAGTCGGCACGAGGTCGGCGGACAGCAGCCAGCGCCCGTTGGCACCTTGCCGTAAGAACGTAATGACTACCCCAGCCCGCGTCACCGACATGCCGAGCACGTAGCCCAGCACCGGGTTGAACTCCCATTTGGCCCATGCGTCCATCTTGCGGGCGTCTACCTTGTCCAAGTAGGAGAACGTGAACACACCGTTGCGGTGCGCGTTGGTACGAAGGCACAGGATTGATGGCGTACCCGTGGCCACCACAATGTCAGTAGCCCCGCCGGCTAGGTAGTCGTCAAGCTGGCTCGACACCGGGTAAGACTCAGGCGACTTGTTGTTCTGCCCGGGCTGTATCTGGTGCAGGCTGGATGATACCTCCCCGCGCTTGGCGTAGAAGATGATGCCACCAGCGGACACTGGCGGGGCGTCCACGGTGCCTGCGTACGAAGACATAACTGGCATGGCCGCAGAGGTGGGGCTCAGGGTAACGTTACCCGAGATCACGTACTGCCTCCGCGTGCCGAACACTACGAGGTCTTGGTCATACAGGACGCTGTGCCGAAGCTCGTCGGACTCGCTGCCTGTTGGCAGCATTTCAAACGGGTCGTCAGCCGGGAGTGTAAGCACAGTGCTGCGGAAGAAGTTGAGGTAGTCCTCTGTGCGGCTAAGCGCCAGCACCCCGCCGCTGCCCACCAGCATACGGTTCTGGAACGTGCCGAGGTATGTGATCTGCCGCCCGACGAAGTACGGCATGGGCCCCGTGTCGTCGTCGCCTACTGTGCTGGGGCTGAACGCAGGATGGGAGCCGGGGGCTATGGTGGCGAGGTGCCCGGGGCTGGACGCAAAGCACAGCGCGTTGTTGTGCACGGTGGCGTAGAACAGCCCGCCCGTTATCGAGTGCAGCTTACCTGCTCCCTCTACCCAGGACACCTCTTGATAACCTACCGTGCCGCTGGAACCCTTGGCCACAGCCGTGAGGTAGTACGCTTCTTTGCTGGAGGCCGAGCGCACCTTGACCACCTTGCCCGGGTAGTGAATGACGCTTACCTTGTCGGCGCTGGAAATCTCGTCGGCCACTGCGCGGAACAGGGAGCCGTCCCCACCGTCGTCTACTTCGATGGACTGCACCAGCCGATCACCGAAGAAGCAGAGGTGCGAACCGATCACGGTACACCATGGGGCAACGAGGGCGTTGAGGTCAGCGGCCAGGGCCGTAGCGATGGCGGCTGGCTGGATGGCTGCGGTTGACGTGCCAATCCATGCGGTCACGGCGGCGTTGTATGCGTTAACCCGGTCGTTCACCTTCTTGGTGTACTCTGGGTCACTGGCCGCAATGTCGGACGTGCTAAGCGTGCCGGGGTAGCTGGATGCTGGGGTGGTGTACGTGGCTGTCTTGGTGCCTGCGCTTTGCGTGTGTACCGTGATCTTGTACGTACGGCTAAAGGCCCCGCCTCGTACCCAGGCCACAGCCCGGCTGTAGTTCAGCGAGGTGCCCCACTGCTCTACGGACTGCCCAGTCACTGGCGTGTTGTTGGCCGCGAGGAACAGGTACTTACCAACCGCTGTGACTGCCGAGATACCGTTGATCTCTGCGGCCTGAGCGGCTGTGTCCGCTGGGGCTAGCACGGTTGGCAGGAACAGCTTATCTGTCTTGTTGTAGCAGATAAGCGCCGGCAGCTTGCCATCACCAGCAGCCCGTGTAGACTTGCGGTAGGTGAGTAGGTACTCTTTTCCGAGGTGGGCAAAGTCCAGGCTGTGCATCTCTGCGGTGTCGGCCACGTTCGTGTTAACGTCGGTGCCAATGCCCGGGTCGAAGTCAGCCTGCCACACTGAGCCGTGTCGGCGGGCCAGCCCGTTAACTGGGTCGGACAGCATGTTGATCTGCTCTGTGTGCTGGCCCTCTGAGCGCTCTTGCGCCACTTGTTGGCTCACGCCCCGGAGGACGGAGGCATAGCTGCTGCCTGCTTTCATGTTACCACCTTGCTTGGCGCACCACGCGCTTGATGCGCTGTAGGCGCGGGTTACTGTTGAGCAGGTTGACGCCAGCCTGCCGGGTGTTCTCTGCGTGCGCCTCTGCCTTGGCCAGCCGGTACTCGGTGGTTAGCTCAGCGCGTCGATTGTTGTCGCCGTCGTAGTTGGACTGGAACTTCAGCACAGTCGCCGCAGCTACCAGCCGATTGACTACAGCGGGCAGGTCTTCTAGCGGTACGCGCCGCACTACCTCGCCAGTGACTTTCTCTGTCATGAGGTACGTGTTATTCCGAGTGTCATACAGACGGCCACCACGCTCCACCAGCCAAGGCTTGGCGTAGGTGCGGGTGAGGCTGTCTTTGCTACGCACGCCGGACTGCCACTTCAGGCAATCGCCCGGCAGGTATATCATGCCGCTTGGGTCAGGTGTCAGCGTGGTGGCGTCAGTGTTGAACCACCAGCCCGTTGCCTGAATGTCCTCAAGCTGCTTATCCAGCGTCCGCAGGATAGCACCCTTCATTTCATGGGGCTCGGCTACCGTGTTGAGCGGTACCTCACCCATAGTGGCAAGGCAGTCGTTAATAATATCCAGTTCGGTAGCCATGTTAGCTCCTTTAGTATTGGCGTTTATAGATGCAAACAGAAGCCCTCCCCGAAGGGAAGGCAACTGTTTACACCCGGTTAAGGCTTCAAGATCACACCGGCAAACTCGGCGCGGTTGGGGGTCACACCGTAGCTCAGGTGTGCGTCAACAAACCATTGCTTGGTGAGCTTATCCCAGAACACGTCGGTGACCAGAGGGATGGTCTCACCGGCCATCAAGGCGCGGGGAGAGAAGGCGGCAGCGGCCACCTTGCTGAAGTCGCCGTCGTAGGCGTTGCTGTTGTTGGCGTTGCTCAGCAAGTGACCAGTGATGGTCTGACCTGCTGGGAAGTTAGTCGAGCTAACCACGGGTACGCCGTACGCCTTCAGCAAGTGAGCTTGGATGCTCGTGCCTTCGGAGGTCTTGTAGCTACCGTCGATCAACTGCTCGTTCTGCAACAGTGCATAGAACTCAGCAGGGCGCACGGCGATCATCACATCGTCGTTGCGGGGGTCAACGTCCTTCTCTTCCATCTTGACGAACAGGTCAGCGATGGCAGCGTAGAGCTTGGCGGGGTCGAGCGAATCACCGGCAGCGGCCAGGGTTTGCTGCGAACCACCGAAGTGACCAGCGGGCTTGCCGGATGCACCAGCGCCACGGTAGGTGGACTCTGCGAACAGAGCAGCCTTGATGGCTTGGATGAAGAACGATTGGTCGGTGAACTTCGCAATCTTCTTGCCGTGCTCCATACCGATCTCCTTGCGGGAATCGTAGGAAGTCTGGAAGGTTTCCAGCAAGGGCAGCACTGCGCGGGCCAGCACCACGGTGTCCACGGTCAGCGTACGCTTGGCGAAGTCGGTGCCGGTACCATCAATGGGCATGCCGGGGGTTGCCTTCTGCAACGTGGATTCACCAACGGCGAAGTTGGTCAGCACCGAGGTGCCGCGCACGGGGCGCATAGGAATCCAACCCTGCAACGCGCTCTTGCGGGTGATGGTAGATTCAACGATGCCGGTGAACTCTTCGAGGTGATGCGCGGAGACAGAGCCGGCTTGGTTGTTCTGACCGGGGCGAACGATATTGTAGCTGTCGTTAAGTGACATGACGGCCTTTCAAGTTGGTTATGTGACGGTGTGTCACGTATTACTGGTACCGAGTATTAGCCTCGGAACGCATTTCGCCGGGCTTGCAGAGTGGCGTACTCTTGCGAACCCTCGATGCGGCCACGCAGCTTCACGTTAAGCTGCTGCACGGCGTCGGCGTAGGCTCGTGGGCTGAGCGGGCCGTTATCGGCGTTGGGGATACCACCACGGCTAGCACCGGAGGTGGCATCGCGGGGGTCAACCACAACGTTGTTAGCCCGGCTGTACGCTGACAGGAGGTACTGCACTGCGCCCTTAGCGGCAACGCCTCCTTGATTGAGCAGCCCGTTGATCTGGGCCTTCTCTTCTGGAGTGGCGTTGGCGCTGGCCCACTTCTGCACGGCCAGCCACTCTTGCTCGCCACCTGCGGCTGCGATGACAGCCTCGCGGGTCTTGGCAGCGGTGGCGGCTGCGTCGGCAGCCTTGCGCTGGTAGGCAGTCTCACCCAAGGCGACGAACTGCTCCCATCCTGCTGCACCCTTGGCAGCAAGCTCTGCCTTCAGGATGCTAAAGTCGCCTTTGGTTGCGGCGACCATTGCCGGGTGGGTATCGGAGATTCCCTGTTTGCCAATAAAGGCAAGGGCCATGTCAAGACCTACATCACCCGTTGGCTCGAACTCCACGGGGGCCGCGTCGTTGATAGCGGCTGGCGCTGGGGCAGGGACTGTGGGAGCAGCCGGGGCCTGCACCTCTGGCACGTCCAGCGTTACCGGCGTCGTGGGTGTGGTGGGTTCTGTGGGAGCTTGGTTAGCGTCTGTCGTCATGCGGGTTCCTGTGTGGCGGCGGCAATGCCACCTTGTGTTATTACGTCTTGCGCTACGGTGTCAGCTTGCATGCTGGCCTGCTTCTCTGCGAACTCTTTGTCAGTTAGCAGGAATCGGGCAAGGTCGATGTTGCGCCCTTGGCCAACGAACGCGGCGATCTCTTCCCACTTGATGCGGGCAGATAGCTCAGGTGGTACGGTGGCAATCGCCGCCATGTCCCCCATCGCTGCGCGGAAGTTTTCCAAGTCGCCGTTACGGCTCAGCGCATCCAGGCCGGTGATGATCGTAACGTCGAGGTCTGCGCCCTTGAGGTCAATGTCGATTGCGTCGAACAGCCAGCGGGCGACCGGCGCTTGTAGGCTTGCAGCCAGGGTGGAGTACACGCCACCGTAAGCTGTCTCAAGCTCCTGCGCAGTCAGCCGCACCTCTTCCTGTGTGACACGCTCTGCGTCACGGATAACCGCGCTTCCCATCAGGAAGCCCCGGCTTACCCGCCGCTCATACTTGTCAAGCACTGCGCTGGCAACGTTGATCGACTCTGGGTTACCGCCCTGCGTGGCCTTCACGTCTTCCGGCATGCCGGGTAGCGCGTCGCCGTTCTCGCTGTTGTTGAGATCATCAACGCTGGTCATCCCGGTGGGGTTAACCATCCAGCGGTACTCGGTGCCCTGCACTGCGCCATCGACCACAGACTCGGACAGGGTGCTAATAGCCTCAAGGTCTCCGATGTACTCTTCAACCAAGCCTGTCCCGTAGTTCGCTTCGTCGGCCAAGTCCCAGGTAATCACCTGATATGGGCAGCGCTCAGCGGGCCAGCGGCCGTCGTACTCTTTTGGCAGCTTGGTACCGTTAACCCACTGGGTCATGGTGTACGCGCCGTTACGCTCTCGCTTAACCCACTTGAAGAACTCGACTGTGCTGTCCTCGCTGTGCTGTCGCCCAAGAAGGTCAACGATCTTGCTGTCCAGTTCGTCGAACTTAATCTGCTCTCGGATAACGATGTGCATCACTTCGCCAGCGATGTTACGCTTAACGACGTAGTTGCGGATACCAATCACACGGATACCGTCCTTGGCCAGTACCAGCAGAACGTTGCCGGTAACGACAAGGTGGCGCATGATCTGGAACAGCTTTGGCCGCTGACCACGAGAGTCAAGCTCTGCGATAGCGTCTCGCTCGCCTTTGGCTAGGATGGCGTCAAGCTGTGTCTGGGTCACACCCATAGCCTCGGCCTCGGCCATCGCCTTCTTGCCGGCCTTCAGCTTAACAAATGGGCGCGACGGGGCGAACATGGCCAGCATCAGTTTGTTGCTGATGTGGTTGACTGCCTCAGCGCCAATGCTCTGGTAGTCGTGCGTCTGGTCGGTGCTCTCGTGGTTAAAGCCAGATGGCAGCAGAACCTTTTGGATGGTCAGGGCTGCGTAACGCTCCATGCGGGTAAGCATGCCCTGGCGCAAACCGTTACACGCCGCCCACATCTGGGCTGCGGTGTTGGCTCTCATATGTTCACCCCGGTGCCTGCGCTACCGACGCCGAAGGTAGCCCGGCGCTTGCGCACAGAGGCGCTGGCGCTTGTCGCGGCCGGCGTGCCCAGTTGCACGTCAGGCGTCTCGATGGGCGTGGCCAGCGTGTCGGCTGCTGCACCCTGCGCTGCGATGCGCTGGGCGGCTAGCTCTTGGGCACGCGCCGTCTGCGCTGCCGCCTCTTGGTTGGCACGTGCTGTCTGAGCCGCAGCCTCGCGGGTGGCGGAAGCCTGCTGGTCAGCGGCGGCTGTGGTAGCGGCTGCTGCTTGGTTGGCCCCGGTTATGTTACCAACCACTTTACGAACGAATCCCATTGGGTACCTTTAGGCAGTATGACTGCGTTAGTTTGTGAAAGCCAGCCTGCTCGTAGGCAGCGGCAACGATTTGCACTGGGCTGCTATCGGCAGTCATGACGATGCCACAGCCTAAGTCGCGGGCTATCTCCAGCAGCGCGGGAGGGATGCTGTCCACGCTGCCACCTGGGTATAGCTTCATGACGTACCACTCTTGCAGTATTGCGTCATCGCTGTACCACGGCGTAACAATGTCGATCAGCACGAGGTAGCCATCAATGACATAGGCGTGATGGCTGAACACCGCTGCCTCTACAGAGGCGATGGCTTTGCGCAAGCTCGTCGTTACCACGAATGGGTACTTCGCTGCCCGCGCTTCCATAGCCTGAAGAGCCTTTGTGATGGCAGGCAAGTCTGCCGCTTTAGCGTGTCTCCACAACATAGCCAGCCCTCAGTTCTTTCAGCACGGCTTGCACGCCTAGCTGGAATCCCACCTCAATCGGTGTAGTGGCAGAGGTTACAATGAGCTTGCTCATTTTGGCCTCCAAGGTTTTATATACCGTGGGCTCTAAGCGCACGATAGTCTGCTCTGATTTTGTGGTCATGCGTATTACTGGTACCAGAACTCAACTGAAGAAGAAGTCGGACTCTAGCACTTCCATAATGTCCAGGGCACCCTTGGTTGGTGGCTCACTGATGCACGGATACTTCGCACGCAGAATGGCTGGTGGGTCGCACGCTAGGTACATGGCCACGAACTGCTTGCGGATAGAGTCAAACAACGCTTGCGCGTCAGCGGCGTGTGTGCCGTAGTCGTCGTGAATCATGGCGAGGCTGGTGATGCCTTGCCGTGCCGCGTCGGCTGTGGTCAGATGCAGGTGCGCTGCATCTAGGCTGTGCACGAAGTTGGGCGCTAGCCCGCTGGCGTGCCGGTTGGCGTCCGGCTTGTCGGACTCGCTGAGCACCCTGATCTTGACGGGCCCGTGGAGCCACGTGTTAATCCGGTGCACCTCGGACTCGTAGTAGTCTTGACAGGCAGGGAAGCCAGACGGTGTGAGCCACGTGATGTGCTCGGCGTCTGTCTCGCGCATGATCTGCCGAGCCGCCTTCTTGAGCCAGTCCATCGCCTCGCGGCCCTTAACGACAACGTCGCCAATCGCTGGCCACACCGCAGACATGAGCAGCTTAGCCGCCTTGCGATACTGTGTTGGGTCGAACGTGGGGCCGAGGTTCTCGCGGAGGTAGTCGTCAACTACGTACTCTGTAGCAGTGCGCTCAGTCACACCGTACGGCGTTGTCATCACTGCCCGCTTTACTGCCTTGCGGCTGATGCCGTGGGATAGCCACTGCTGCCGCATCTTGTCGGTCTCTTCGTCCAGCCCGGTCATCGCGGCCAGCCGCTTGGTAGCAGCCTTGGCGACGTTGTTGTAAATGTCCTCCATCACCGCGTTGTTGGTGAGGTTCGTAGCCTTGCCACCGATCTCGTCGCGGAACATTGCGCTAAGGTTTTGCAACCCGTTGCAGCTTCCATCCATGCTAATGGGTAGGTGGCTGACGAATGTATCAGGGCGCAGCGTGTACTCTTCGTACTCGAAGCACCATGCGAGGAACTGCAACGGGTCGCCTGCCTCCGTCCAGCCTTGGTTGTTAACAGGGTCAGCAGCGAACTGCATGATCTGGTCGTGATGCTCGCCCACCCACTTAACGCGGTCTTCGAGTGTGGCCTTATCAAAGCCCCACTTGTTTGCGCCTTGCACATGGAACCAAAGCACAGCCCGCTCGTCAGGCAACGGCTTGCCTTCCGCGAAGTGAATCAGGGACTTGCTGAGGTCAGAGCCCTGGGGGTTGAGGCCGTAGGTCAGCGGGTACAGGCGGCCACGACTATCAGCAAAGTACACGAAGTACAGCTTAGGGCTATCGCGGAACATTTCTGCTGCGCGGGTAGCGGCATAGAAGCGGGCGTACCGGGTGCCGAGAATCTTGCGCTGCGTGTACCACTCGGTGGCCTCGCGCTTCCATGCAGAGAACTCGGTCAGCTTATCGGCGGGCCACTCCGTCTTCGGAGCCTTAGTCCAGTCTTCCTTGAGCCACTCTGGCTTGGGCGGTGGCGGCGTGTCCGCGAGGGATACGATCTCCTTGGTGCTGAACACCTTAGCCACGGCATACACCGTGTTCAGCAAGCGGGTGTTAACCTTCCACGCCGTGCGCTGCAAGGCGTTGACGGCAGCATACACGGTGGGCATGTCAGTATTGCGGGCCAGCTTGCGGGCGGCTGATCGACCATGCACCAGCGTTGGGTTAGCCCGCTGCATGTGCTTGGTGTGGTAGCCGCCAATCTGCTGGAAGCCCCAGTCAAGGGGCGGCTCCACGCAAGGGCCGTAGACCGGCATCGTTACGGACACGTAGCTCTTGATCTTGTCGATGTACTCGACAACCTCTGGGTGAATCAGCACCGCCCGCTCTTCGCGCTTGTGCCCAACGCGCAGTTCAGTACCGAGCACGATAAGCCCGGCGTCTTCGAGCAGGCCCATGATGTACATGCCAACCTGCTCACGGCTACCCAGGTTCCACTCGGTAATATCAATACCGTTGGCCTTGGCCTGCATAGCAAAGACGGTCAGCTTGTGCCGCTCGTCCTTGGACATACGCCGCCCCAAGTCCTGAGCCAACGTGTGGTACAGGTCTGGGGCTGCGTCGTGAATCTGCGTGAGGATAAGCTCACGGTGCACGGTGCGGCCAATACCATAGGCGAGGCTGCGATGGGTCTCGGGCTTGCTTGAGAGAAGGACACTGACAACATACCGCACAGCCAAGAAGGCAACCGCCTCGCAGTCGAGGGCGGTGAGCAGTCGGACGTGCGCCTGCCGTGCCCCTGCCCGCTTAGCCTGAATGTCCGCCCGGATGGTGGCGGCCAGTGGCATCACGTACTCACGGAACAACTCTGCTGCGTATGGGTTCTGGCTTGCGCGGCCGTTCTCTTCGGCTGCGTTGAGGGCTCGCTCAGCGCGATTGATACCGCCCTGATACATCATGTGCTCGACTTGCTCTTGTGTGGTAGGTGTCATGTGTTCCTTAAATGTCCGTTCGGATTCCCTTGAAGCGGGGCTCCCGCAACAAGCCGTTAACTGTCAGGCCCATAGCCTCGACCTCAATATGGTAGCCATCCCACCCGACAGCAGTGATCTCGTCTACCTGCTGCTGCGTTAGGCCGGTGCTCACCTTCTGCTCGTGCCCATCGAGCATGAACTTCAGGGCTGCCGTGTTCTTGCCGGTCTTGGTGCCGAAGTCCAGCGCTGCCCCCGTGACCTGCACGGTGTAGCTAATGAGCGGCTTGACCTTGATGAACTCGCCACCCTTGCCAGAGCCCACGATGTACTTGCCGTTGGCTGGCGCCAAGATGGCACCATCGTAGAAGCTGTCGGTTCGGCGCTTGTGGTCTTGGGCCATCACGCTGGCAAAGTCCCAGGCCATCTGCAAGGTGCCGACGAACTCGTAGTGCCGAGGCTTAATGAGCAGGCTGGGCGGGGCCTTTGGGTTGCGCTGGTCTAGCAGGGCAGCGAGGCGCTTGCGGTACGGTGCTGGGTAGGCGCGGCCATCGAGCACCCCGAGGGTGGGCAGGTTCTGCTGCCAGTCGTACCCGTTGTGGTCAAAGGGCACAATGTCGAACGGCACAAAGCCAAGCTGTGGGCTGGGTGTGTGCCGTCGGAACAGGCCGCTGATCTCGTTGAACTCCAGACCGGGCGACCACGCTTCGCCGCAGATTGCAATGCGCCCTGCCGCCAGGGGGTACGTGTCCAGCAGAGCGGTGGCTATGTGCGGCATAGATCGCACTGGCTCCCCTGTGCGGCTCAGCGTGCCAACGTGCTTGCCGTCATCGAACAAGAACACCGCGTGGCACCCGTCGTACTTGGGTGTGATGATCCACTCTTCGTTAGCCTCAAGGGCTTGGGTAGTCTTGGCGCTGAGCGCTGATCGCTCTACTGCCTTGTGAACAATGTAGTCAGCCATGTGTGCGTAGTGCAAGTTCTGTGTTGAACAAGGCAGCTTCGATAACCTCGACTGCCTTGGCGAATGGGGTTGTCGCTGTTAGCTTCTCTGCCAACTGTGCGTACACATCAGCCCGTGCCTCGTCTGACGAAAAGGCCGGATTGATATTGATAGCTTTATAGATACGGTCAGACGTTTCCTCAACGTCAACTGTATCTCTGTTGCCTGCGTAGATCGCTACTGCCAGCACGTATGCTTGGCCACGGTTATTCAACATGAATCTGCTCTCGCTTTCTAAGCATAAGGTCTAGCGTAGCTAGTGCGTTCCATGCTGCATGTGCTGCATGCTCAAGCTCACTGTCTGGGTCAGTGTTCTCGCCTGTCTTCTCTTTGAGCCAGTGCCGGAGCAGAGCGTCGTCGTACCGAGCCTGCCCGTTAGGGACACTAACCCACCCGTTCTCTGTGTACTTGGCTGCACCGAAGGTACCTACTGCACTGACGGCCAGTAGGGCACGGGCGAAGCCACCAAGCACCAGGGCTGGTCGTACTTTCCCGGCATCCACCTTGGCTCCGGGCTCGTGCTGACCTCTCCCAGTTGGGTCAGCTTCAACTACTGGCTTTGTTGCCATCCTGCATTCTCCGAATGTTGCAATAGATGCAGCAATAGGCTAGACGTAACCGTAAGGTCAGAGGTCTAGCGCGTATTACTGGTACTGGTTCTTAGTTACTCAACAAGCTCAATCGCTTGCGCTTGCTGTTGAGGGTGTACCGGCTACGAGCGAAGCCGAAGCACTCGCCGCATTGGTACCGGGTGTACTGCCCTGTCTGCGTGTACGCTGGTTTGTCCAGCGCTGTAAGGTGCGTGCTGCCACAGCGCGGGCAGCGCATGGCATCATCGTCATAGTACGCTGCCACATTGGGGTGGCCCTGCATGTACGGGCGCAGCTTGAGATAGAGTTCCTCAGTCCCCGGCACGTCAATGCAGTTGTACTTCTTCATGACTTTCCACGCCTTGGGGTTACCCTTCAAGCATTCCGTCCACAACTCCATGCCTGGGAACTCCGAGTGGGAATACTTTGGCGTGTCGGTGAGGTGCTTGCTCAGCCACTCAAGGCGGTTGCTGGTAAACTTCGCAACGTCCTTGGCGATCAGCATGGTGTCGATCACCTTAATGGGCGGCAGCGGTGGGAAGCCAAGCTCGATGAACCGAGCGTTGATCTTCTTCATGTCGAACGCCTTGCCGTTCTGTGCGATCACAATGTCTGTCTCGCACAGCAGAGCATGCAGCCCGGCCATCAGGTCACGGTCGTCGCGGGGGTTTGCCTTCTTGCTGGTATCGTCGTACACGATCTTACCACCGAGTGGCTTGTAACAGTAGGACATGACCGACCACTCTTGCACGATCTGGTTAAGTCCGATGTTGACTTTCCACAATCCCCAGACGTAGGCGACAATGGGGCTGGTCTCAATGTCCAGCGTTGCGATGCGGGGGCCGCGCTTACTCATTGGCAGCTCTCGCAGATTTCCTCGGTGCAGACGTAGCCCGTAGTGAGCGGGGCATCGCTGAAGAAGTCTAGCTCAAGCGGTTCGCTTTGCTGCGCGGGCTTCTCTTGCTCGCTTGTTTCGTAGTTCTCTGCGCTCATTTTCGTCCTTGTGGGTGTTATGTAACAACCCGGTTTGGTTAATGGAATGGCGCTGGAGGTAAGCGGCTGTCCCGGCCAGGAAGGCAGCGAGGTTACTCACGCCGTAGCGCTTGTAGTTATTCTCTACCTTGCCCAGCAGCGAGTTGCAACCGGCGTGTAACGTGGCTCGGACGGCGCCTGTGCTGTGATCGTGGTCGAGCACCGGGCGGCTTAGCGGTTGCTGGCAGATAGCGCAGCGGTTGCCTTGCTTGTCTGCCAGCGCCTGCCGAACGCCAGCTACCTCACTCGCCTTCAAGCGCCTTGGCGTTGATGTTGTCAGCGTCATCGACTCGTCCTTTGATCTCTTCGTAAGCGTTGGTGAACACCGGGTCGGTGTTGTTGAACACATCCAGTGGCCCGCCCACATCCATGCAGTCGTCCCACTTGGTTGGGTCGCGGCGCATCCAGAGCAAGCAAGCCTGCTCCATCATCTCGACCAGCCAGCGGTCGCCGTAGTAGCTGCGGTAAAGCTCGGCCACACGGAGGTGCGGCAACTGCTCGTCCGCGAGGAACTTGCCTGCCGTAACCTCGCCACATGGCTTGGCCTTGCCGTCAACCACATACTTGGGCAAGCCCGGTATGTTGTCCGCTGTGTCTCCGTGCAGCATCTGCAACCAGAACCACTTGGGGCCGTACTGCTTGTCGTTGAACACGCTGTCCTGCACGTTGCCCCAGCCGCCTGCCACTGTGTGCAGTCGGTGGGTAACCCAGTCAAGGTGCATGCCGGGTAGCATGCGCATGTCCTTGTCCTGCGTGCAGATCACCACGTTCTCCGGCTGGGCGTATGCCCACATGCCGAACAGGTCATCGGCCTCGGCCACGGCTGTCGCTTGAATGTCAAAGGGGAATGTGCCACCTGCCTCCATGCACTCCCGCAAGTGTTGCCAGTTCTTTGGGCGGCGGCTGTTAACCCGCTGTCCTTGGTACGGCTTCACCCGGGCAATCGCATAGCGGTGTCCCTTGTGGCTACCTGAGCTTGTCAACAGGATGACCACGCGCTCCGCGTTACACGCCCGCTGCGCAGACTTGACCTTTGAGATCAAGTTGGCGCGGGCCTCTCCAGCGTCAGTATCGTCGTTACCGGCGCAGTAATAGGCAAGCCCATCACCGTCAACCAGTAGGACGCGACGTGGTACAGGTACCGCATTGCCCCCCATCGGGGAGGCAGCGGACGCGGCAGCAATCGCTGCGTCAAACGGTGTCATAGTGCGCCTCTTTGTATAGCTCTCGGATGGTTTCAAACAGCCGGACACGGGCCTCTTTATTGTCTTGTGGCAGGGCCTTTACCATAGCCATGGCAGTTGTAGTAGCCACCGAGAACGCATCAAACAGCCACTGCTGCTTTGTTACAAGCAGGTTAACGTCGTCCTTGCGGAGAGACACGAAATCGCTGTCGCGGTACCCGGGACCCCCGGCCCAGCCCCCGGCCACTTTGTCGTCGATGTACTTGTTGACGTCCTCGACAAGCACAATGTAGTCTACGTCATTGCCCTTGCCATAGATAGCAGTAGACCCAGTGAGCAAGCACCGGGTTGCCCCGTACATTGTGAGCTCGGCAGTCATACGATACCGCCCAGCGCGTCGTTAGAAGGGGGCGTCGTCGAACTCTGTGGTTTTGGGGCCTGCGCTTCCTGTTGCGCTGGCCCCGCTGGTTCGTCTTGCTCGTCAACCGTGGGCACGTCCAGGCTCTGGCCGTTAGCCGCAAGCAACACATAGATGGGCGAGCCTTGGAAGTTCGTGGCATTCTTGATCTTGTCCTGAATCACGTTCTTGCTCTTGGCCGGGGCGGTCACTTCGCCCTTGTCGTTCTTGCGCTCTGGGTACTCGCCGTCAATGAACAGGCTACCCCATTGGGCCATGTCTGCCTGCTGCCACAGGAAGCACTTGATCTGGCTGAGTGCTAGTGGCACGGCCACGTCAACCCAGCCGGTCTCGCTGTCCTCGTCCTCCTTGCGGGGCGGGGCAATGGTGTAGCCACCGGCACCCTTGAGGGTAGCAGTCACGCGGTCTTTGCCCTGCTTGTCTTTCCACGTGTCGTGCACAACCTCGGCCTTGAAGCCCTCGCCCAGCAGGCCAGCCATGTGGGCTGCGTCTTGGCGGTAGTTCATGCGCTGGAACAGCTTGAAGAAGTTAGCCTTCTCGTTGAGGCTAAGGCTTTCCTCGATGCTGATGAACTGTGGAATCTTCACACCGTCACGCTCGGCGGGTGGGTGGCGCTTGCCGACCAGTTCAAAGATCATCAGCACTTTATCTTTGATTGTGGGCTTGCCTTGGAAGGTACCCTTCTGCTTGCCAAGTTCAGCGTACCCGACAAAGCGGACTAGGGCAGGGCCTGCTGCTGGCGGCTCGTAGTCTCCGCCGCCGGACTTGGCAACGGTTTGGTTGGCGCCCTCGGAGGCGGCCTTGGCGGCTAGCGCTTTGAAGTCAATAGTCATACAGGGTCTTTCAGTTAAGGAATGAGGCACGGTAGTCCCCGAGGTATTGCTTACGCAATTCGTTTCGCAGCACTGCTGCACGTTCTTTCAAGCCGTCGATCTTCTTCTCTTCGGCCATGCTGCTGCCCCAGCTAGTGTCGCTAGGTACCGGCACAGGGATGGGCCAGCTAAACCATTTCTCCATGAACTCGCTGGCCAGTTCCATACAGGCATGCAGCAAGCACGCTGCCTCAAAGGCAACGCTGCCATCAGCATCCAGGTAGGCCGCGTCGTGCACGGTGTTCACAATCAAGGCAAGCCCGTCGAAGTTGCGCTTAGCGTACATAGCCCGGACGATCAGCCACATCGCAGCCTTCATCCACTCGCCGCCTGCGCCCTGCACTACGTAGTTCTTGATCTCCGTTGGAGAGAACGAGGCGGTGATGCCCTTGCGTGCAAGGTACTCTGGGCTTGGCTGCTCCATGTAGCAGTAGAGCTTACCGTCCGGTGTGCGCAGGAAGCTCTCGCCAAGGTGGCACACCACGCCGGGTAAGTTGGGGTGCTGCACTACCTTGCTTGGCCTGCGGTTGCTCTTGATCTCTGCCGTAATGTCTGCGTAGTACCGAGCAATCTCTGGGTACCGCGCATCCTCGGCGTCGGCCAGGGCCTGCACTTCCTCTTCAGCCATGCCGGTAGACTGGGCAATCTTGGCAACGCCAGCACCGTATGCACGCTGGAACGAGTACACCTTAGCCTTGGTTCGCTTGTAGTCCCACTCTTCGATAGCGTCGTGCCAGCAGCCATGCACATCGGTGTACCCTTTGGCGAGGTTGAACACCTCTTGGTACTCCATGTGCTCCTTGGCCGCAAGGCGCACGACGTGCAGGTCGAGGCCGCTCTTCAAGTCAGCGATCAACTGCTTGCACTGGGTCAGCACAGCCTGGACGTACACCTCAAGCGACGAGAAGTCTGACTGGATGATCTTGCCATCCGGCCCGAAGCGCGACACGAAGATCGTCTTAACGTCTGACTTGTTGCCCTTCGGAATGTTCTGAAGGTTGGGGTCGCTACTGCTAAGGCGGGCTGTCACTGTGCTGCACATGTTCAGCTTGTGGTGAATGATGCCAAGCGCATCGACCAGCGTGAGCATGCCGGACTCTTTACCGTTCTCGTCCTTGCGGTAGTAGTACGTGCCAAGGTCTTTGGTCATCGCCATCAACTCAGCGTATGCCTTGAGGAATGGCACACCGCTGTCGGCTAGCTCGGCAACCACCTCGCTGCTCGTGCTCCACACACCGGGCTCTGCTCCTGCCCATGCGGGCTTGGGCTTGGTATACCCGGCAAAGGTGTAAGGCCGCTTGACCATGCGAGACTTGGACTTGCTGTAGTCATCGACCTTGATCTTCTTGGTCTTAAACTCTCCGGCATTCTTGCCACCCTTGAACTGGGCGTAGTTGCCTGGGCTGTCCACCTCGAATGGGTCAACCAGTGTAACGTCGCCGCTCTCTAACAGCCAGCCGGTCAGTTCTTTCTGAGCGTAGGCGTAGAGCTTGCTACCAGTAGCAGGCGGTGCATCCCATGTGGTGCTGCCGTCCTTGAGGTCGTACTCCCGGCAGTCATACTGCACCGTGCCGCCAAAGAACAGGGCACTGCGTTGCAGTGTGCTGCCCCAGTTGAAGTCGAATGGCAGGTCAGCAGGCAGGTACTGCACGAGGCCAGCGTTAAGCTCGCCAACCTTGGCCTCAAGCTGGGCCGCAAGCTCCATGCCCCGGGCCTTGTCCACGTACATGCCATTGCGCTCGGCCTCGACGGTGAACAGCATGGCACCCATGTTGAGCAGGATGCTGTTAAGCTGGCCGCACTCGCGGGCCCGGGCGATCTGGGCAAGGGCGATCTTCTCCGTGTTCTCCACGTCGCCAAGCTGGTACACCCCGTTCTCGTCCAGCCCTCCGCACAGGTAGCGGGTGAGCAGCGCGGGCTCAATGTCCTGCGTCTGCGCACCGGCCTGCCACAGCAGCTTGACTTCATCAACCTTAACGTTGCCGCCGTAGCGTGGCGCGGTCTCGTCGAGGCTGAGCATCTGGTCTTTCTGACCCATGCCATTGAGCAGGTACTCTGCGATCTGGCAGTCCCAGATGTTGCCACCCCCTGCTACGTACTCCATCCAAGCATCAAGGTTCTCGCTGTCTTGCAGTGCATGCAGCAAGTCGAACTTGATGTTGAAGCCGATCAGTAAGCGGCAGTCTTGCAGCACTGGCTTGAGCCAGCCAGCAGGTGGGCGGCTACTGCCGAAGCGGTGCTCGGTCACCACCTTGCCCTTGTGCTTAAAGCCGTGGGTCACAACCCAGTTGGCGGGGTCGAATGGGTTAGCCTTGCGCTTGAAGCTGGTCGCCGTCGTAGTCTCTATGTCCCACGTTGCGTAAGTCATACTTCCTCTGCTGCCTCCGGCTTACGGACAAAGAGCACCGACTCTGGGCTAAGCCCTCGCTCTAGTCGAGAGGCTACTGTACAGCGTGCCCCTCGGCATGAGGGAGCCGGATTAAGAACACAGCCGCCGCAGCCGCCCGTTGAGGACACCGCCATGTACTTCTTGCCGTTGATGCGAAGGTTCCCCTTCTTGGTCATCTTTATTGTTGCGTTGTCAAAGTTCATGATGCTTCCTTGTATCGTCCACGTTGAGAATCGAAGAATACCTCCTGCATGGGGCTGCCCTTCTTGCCTGTTCGCACCTTCTTGTTCTTGGTGCACCCGATGTACCGGGAGTTCTCCAGCACTGGGTCGTTGAGTGCGCCGATCGTAATGATAACGTCAGCCGCACCCTGCTTGCCGGTCTTGCTGTCCTTCAGTTGCGGCAGCGTGGGGTAAGACACACCATCGCCGTCGGCACTAATCTGCGAGGTGGCTAGCACAGCGCAGTCGTGCTTCACCCCCATGAGGCGAGCCCACTGGTACATCGCCTCCAGCAACTGGTCGGTACGCTGCCCATTGTTGTTGGTCTCGCCGCCGAACTTGATGTTATCTACCATGTCGAATAGCACAACGCCGGGCTTGTACGCCTTCATTATGTCCTCTACCTCGTGGTTCCACATATCGTGCACGTCGAACACACGTAGCGCACCGGGCCTACCGCCCAAGGCGGCAGCGTAACGCTCACGCACCTGGGTCTTGTACTTCTCCATGCCCTCGCTAGCTGGCTCGTTGCTCAGCTTGACCAGCTCTTCCGTCGTAGCGCCCAGCGCAGACTGGAAGTTACGCATGATGATCTTGTTGCCGGGCCCCTCATTGTTGAACCAGAGGATGCTGCGGTTCTCACCGGGGTACACAACATCCAGTTGAGCAGCCATGTGGGTAAGTTCAGAAGAGCAAAAGGTGGTCTTACCTTTATCTGGTCGCGCCGCGATAATAACAAAGTCACCAGCGCGGAGTGGTTTGATGTGCCGGTTAAGGCACGGTAGCCGCCAATGCAGTCCAGTATCATTCTCTTCTGCCTTCAGCAAGTCCTCGATGGGGTCAAGCACCTGTGGGTTCTTAACCTTGCGATCAAGCTGCTGCTCGAAGTGCTCGACTCGCTTGCGCAACTCGGTGTATAGGTTAACCTCGTCGCCCTGGTTCCAGCGTTCCAGCAGGCCAGTGACCTGCGCCGCCGTGTCGGCAGCAACCAAGCGCTCAAGCAGACCGGACTCTAGCTCGGGGCTAACGTCGTCCATGCTCTTCGTGATGATCGCAGAGTACAGCCCGAAGTCCTCGTCCTTCATGTTAGGGTGACGGAAGCCGCGGTACCATGTGAGGAACGGGCCGTGCTCGATGCGCTTGGCACCCTCGAACTCTCGGAAGAACACGCCGAAGTCTTCGAGTAGCTCGGCTGTCAGTGGTTGCAGCGCACCTCGGGGCACGCTGCGTCGCAGCCTGTCGTACCGTTCACGGTACTTGAGCAGGCGCAGTGTGGTAATGTCAAGACTCACTTGGTTGCCTCCTTAACAAACACGCCATCTGGTCGGAGGTGCCCTTTGCGATCTTTGATTTCGTTGTACGCCCCGCTCAGACAGTCAACGAGATCAACGTCCAGCACAGCACACACCATGATAAGCGTTACCACAATGTCGCCAATGGCGTCCTTGGCCTCGGGCAAGCTGCGCTTGTTGATGGCATCGAGCAGTTCGGTGGTTTCCTCCAGGGTCTTAATGGCCTGTGATAGCGCGGTGGAGTTCTGCACGATACCGCGTGCCTCGCCCCACTGCACTACTTTCATCTCAATCTCGGCGTAACTCATGCCAGCACCCACACAATCTGCCGATCACGGCGCTCACCACTGTCCTTGATCTTACCCTTGCGGCATAGAGGTGCAAAGCGCGGGGTGATGCAGTTAAGTGGGTGCCCTGTCAGCGTGGCGATCTGCTTGCCGGTGTACCCCTGCCCTTGGTAGAGGCCGGACAGAATGTCGAGCACAGCTTGCTCATACTTGTTGACCTTGGCCTTGCCTCTGCACGTAGCCGGGTCAGTGCTGCGCTTAGCAGGCACCTCCTTGGCTGGTGGCTGGCCGGAGAAGCGGGTCGCAACGAAGGCGTTGTACTTACCTCCGTCGTCCTTGACCATTATGGCCTCCGTGCCGGTGGCCGGGTGCTCTTTCCAATAGCGATGCACTTGATACGCCTTACCTTCTGTGAGGAAGGCGCCCTTGGCATTCACGCAATAAACGGTGAACATATCAACTCCTTGATCTGTGATAGATGAACCAGCTTAGGGTCAACCTTGCTGATGATGTTGCGGCATGGTACGCCTGCCGCTCTGAGCTTAGCCAGTACCTTGACCGCACCTCGCTGCCCTGCTGCGTCCGGGTCTAGCCACACGTTAACAGGACAGCCCCGCTGTATGATGGCAGCGAGGGTGTTGTTGTTGAGGCTAGTGCCAAGCATGCTCCACCCCTCGGCGACTAGGCCAACCTTGTACGCGGACAACAGGTCTTCGGTCAACGTCACGCTCGCGGCGCTGCCGTACCGGGCCAGCACACTGTGTTTATCCACAGGTGGGGCCAGATACTTGGGCTGTCGCCCGTCCGTGGCCCGCGCTTGCCAGAACAGGACGGCCCCGGAGGGCCCCAGAACGGGCAGCACGACGCGATCAGATGGCGGGTGGTAGTACGCCCACAACCGGGGCAGATCGGCGGCGCACAGGCCCGCTTTCAGCAGCCACAGGCGGCACCGCTCGGGCCACTCGGCCCAGACCCGCACAGCGGGCGTCGGCAGGGCAACTGAGGCCCCAGCCTTGGCGTCCTCGTCGCGCTGCTTGGAGAGCCGTTTGAGGCGGTCTGCGAGGGGCTCTGGTTGGGGTGCCTGCCAGCCGGAGTCGTTGCACCTGAAGCAGTGGGCATGCAGGCCGCGCTCGTCCCGGCGCACGGCGAGGGTGTAGCCCCCGCCGCAGTCGTGGTTCTCGCGGCTGCGCCCGCCAAGCGGCAGGCCCTCCGCAAAGGGTAGCCACGACGCTGGGGCTAGCATTAGCTGAAGATGCCCTTGAGTTTGTCCTTAGCCTTGCGCAGCCAGCCGCTGAAGATGGGCGCAAATAGCGGGTCCAAGCCGCCCATGTACTGGCGCTGGTTGCTGATGCCAGCGTGTTCCATGAGGCCGAGCAGCAGGAAGCTGGGAAGTGCTACGCTAAGGCGCTGCTGGTGAATGCGGGGTTGGTGGTTGCGTTTACGTGACATGGTTAGGCCTTATGTGCGGCGATGTGGGAGGGATTGGTCGCGTCGAAGAGTTCGCAGTATTTCCAAGGGAAAGCGCGTTCGGCGGTAGCTGACGTGGCCCCGTTAACCCAGGCTTTGGGTCGCCCATCTTGGTCAACGCCAGCGAAGTACCGCAGTTCCAACGGGTTTCCACTACTACCGCGCACCACGACGAGATCATCAACCTTGATGTGGTCGTAAGGGCCGACCTCGAACAAGTCGAGTGAGCTGTCACCGCCACAGTGATAGTATTTGCCTTCTTCGGTACACTCAATTATCATCTCGCTGGCGCATTGGGTGCACAGCGCGATTACGGGGTACTGCGGGTCATTTCGGTCAATGCAAAGCACCCGGACAGACAGCCCGCTGCGCGTCTTGTACTTCTTGCCCATTTCAATCTTGCTCATGTTACTCCTTTGTTAACCTGCGCAGCGCAGGTGGAAGCCCACTCGTTAAAGTGGGCAACCATCTAGGCTAAGCTAGAGAAGGCAGTTGCGATTAGGCAGCGTCGTCCTCGTCGGACTCAGCAGCCAACTGCTCGTTGGTGGTACCGGCAGGCACAATCTGCGCAGGGTAGATCACGAAGAACTCAGCGTCGAAGCCCTCACCGCACTGCACCTTGACCTGGGCAGGCGTCTTCTTGCCGTTGGCGGCTTGGCCTTCGGGCTTGACGGCCACGACCACGCCAGCCTTCAGCACGGGGTCGGTGGTAGCAGTCTTGCGGCCATAGCTGAACAGCACTTCGGAACCGGTAGTGGGCAACTCAACGACACGAACCACGCGGCCAGTGGGAATGTCGTTCTCGATGTTGAACAACTTGTCTTCCAACTTCTTGATCTGAGCCTTGACAGCAGCAATGCGCTCTTCCTTGGTAGGAGCAGGCTTGGCCACAACGGGTGTAGCAACGGCGTCAGCGGCGGTGTTGATTTCGGTGTTGGAAGTGTTGAAGTCAGTCATAAGTTTCCTATAGAGAGAATGGGCAACGTCGCCCGGTTAGTGCAAAAGCGCACCCCGAAGCCCTCTTGTGAAGGGCAACGGGCTAGGCTTTAGTGTGCGTTGTCGGCACTGGCCACGATGCGGTATTTGGCATCGGGTGTTGCGATCATCCCAGTCTTGAGGAAGGTGGGCTCGTCCCACAGAATGTCAGCGACACGGCGTCGGGCTTCTGCGTCACGTTGCGCTTGTGCCTTGGCGGCACCGAGAGAGGCGTAAGGGAAACCGGCCACTTGTGGGTAACCGCCGTGGGCGGGCTTGTATGCTTGTGATGGTGTCATGGTGGAATCCTTATCAGAACTTGAACTTACTTGCATCGAATGGCTCCCAAGGGCCAGGATTAGGCCCAAACAAATGCCCCTCTTCAGAGGCGGTGTAATAGATGGCGCAGCAGTCTTCCTTGAGGTAGACAAGCATGCCCCACAGACTGTCAACCCGGACGGCATCGCTTGAGAACTGCCCCCGGATGACAACGGTGCCCTCTTCGCCAGTAACCGACGGCACATGTATTGATGCCTCAAACCCAGGCACCATCACGTCACGCATCGCGGCCCGGATGAAGTTAGCCCGACGATACCAATCAACGTGGCCCGGAAGGCCGAAGTTAATGGTAACCGGCGTGCCTGGGATTATGTGCCCAAGCTGGTTTGCCTTACTTTCCATAACGGTCTTGCCTCCTTGCACGGCCCACCCAGTCTTGAATGAACGCAACGAGGCTAGCAGGTGGGCGTATCCCTGCCTCAATTGCATGCTCGCACTTTTCGCCAGCGTCGAGCACGTCACGAGGAGCATCGAGTGCCTCAAGCTCGGCCTTTATGCTCATACCAACTCCATACCAAGCTGGTGCCGGACGAAGTTAAGCTGGTGCGGCACGTGTTCGCGATTAGCCTCCCACCGCAACGCCTGCCCTGCCGTGTCAATGGCCATGATGGTGGCCTCTGGGCTATCGTAGCCGAACTCAAGCGACACTGCATTGATGTGCTCAGCCGCAACGACTAGCTCGTCTGGCAATGTGAAGTCCCGATACATCCTAACGTGTAAGGCGTCGTGCCAAGCCCGAAAGGCGTAGTTATCTCGCTGAGACAGGTATATGGTGTTGTCAGACGCACCAGCGTACACAGGCAAAGGCTCCTCGGTGTAATACACCTGCCGTAGCGCGGGGTAGCTACTGGGGGCATCTTCTACAGCGATAAACCCTTGCGGAAGATGCAGCGCAGCCATCCGCCTGACAAAGCTCCCCAGGTTACAGCGTGCCTCTAGGAATCTATCTTCTGTCATGAAAACATCCCCACAATCAGCAACCCCAGCACATACAGCGCCACCATTGGCAGCACGAACGTCACCATGAATATGGCGTATACCTTAGCCGAGAAGGCCATGTCATCAAACTGGCTGGAGTGCCGCCAGTAGAACGCACGCAACTTTTCCTTGATCTTCCGCATAGGGTTCTCCTATAACAGTGCAAAGCGCACTAGCAAGCCCACGCTTAGCATGGGCGATGTGGTAGGCTTTAGAACGCTGCCTCGTCGATGTTAGCGGGCACCATCACCGAGGCGGGCACCTTCTCTGCCGGAATGTCAGCGATGGCCGCAACTTGCACGAGCTTGGTATGGTCGATGCCAGCAGCAGCGGCCTTTTTCAGCAAAGCACGGACGGCGGCCTGGAAGTCAAACGCTTTCTTGATCGCATCTTCCTTGCTGTCACCGAACATGAACCAAGGCTTGGCTGTCGCGGCTTCCACATCAGTGGTGCGGGTCTTGTCATAGGACAAGGGTTGGGCATCCTTGGTGTTGAAGTCAATGTTGCGCTTGAATTTACCGAAGGCCAAGGCCCACTCAGTGAAGGCTTGATGCTGGGTGCGGCGCAGCACATTCACCAAGCGGTTCATGGGCATGGTGTCCCCGTGCTCTTCGCAGTGCGCCAAGCAAGCAAGGCCCAACTCTTGGATGGTCGCCTCCACCTTGGCGTTCATCTTGCCCAAGGCGTCAATTTTGCTGTTCAGTTGCTTAACGGTCAAAGTCATAATCAATCCTAATAGATGCGCTAGGAATGTCTAGCTAACAACACCATAAGTCATGGTGTTGATAGATAGACACTAAGTCTATCCGACAGTGACTACCATATAACCCAACTCGGGTATTCGTAGCAAGCATTCCACACTAAACCATGCTGCAAGCGTTATCCTAGCGCACCACCACAAGGCGAACCTAGGGCAGCTTGATAGGGCTAACAGCATGTGAGATAGGCGCACACTACACCTAGCGTCACTGTCTCCACTCGGGCATAAACGTACTCGGGCCATGGCTTGCCACTCTTCATACGTCATCAAAGCCGTCTCACTAACGCAAGGCGAGGCTGTGGCGCTTAACACAATCCACACCTAACCCGGCGTTAGCCGATACTTCACAGCATCATGACCGATATTGTAGCACAGCGATATGTGCTTGTCAACATCGGCCCGTTAGCTAGTAGCCTAGGCCACTTACTAACTTACCTATAGTGTATCACAAACCCTAGGGCTGTCAACACTGTCATCAGTAAGAGCCTTAGCTCTTACTTAACTTGCCTCTACTGTACCACAGTTTGGCTAGTTAGTCAACCTGTTTAGATTCACCTACTAGGTAACATACCCTAGGTGGCTAGTTCTTACGGCATGTAATCCAATACCTGTTCATCCGTAAGCTCTAACAACTAACTCCTGTCTTTGACACTACTGTATCAAAGGTGCCTCTACTGTACCACAGTCTAGACTTACTGTCAACCCCTACCCTGTAAGGTTTGCTAGTAAGGCTTTCCTGCCTGTCTCTGCATTGGGCTCTACTGTACCACAGTTCCCGTAGCCTTGCAAGCCCCTAGGCTCTACAGCCTCTAGGGCTACAGGCTCAGGGGCCTTGCTACTTGCTTGGGCTCTACTGTACCACAGTCTGCCTTACTCTAACCTTACAGGCTCTCAGGCTCTCCCTCTGCTTCGCTACCCGGGCTCCTCTACCCGATCTGGCTCTAGGGCTCGGGCTCTAGGCTCTACAGGCGCTCGGGCTCTACAGGCTACAGGGCGGGCTACCCGGCAGAGACCACAGCACAGCGAACCCGGCGGAGCGGCAGCGACTCCGGGAGGCTTACCCCGGGCTTTAAGGCTACGCCTTGCAATAGATGCAGCACAGGGCTACAGCTACCGCTAAGGGCTCAGGTTCGGTGTGAGCGTATTACAGGTACCGGATGGCGGCCATTGGAATCAATGAGACAGACAGGCCAAGCCCGTAAAGCTTTTGAGACAGATAGCCACCCACAGCCGCCCGCACAGGCTTAGCGCTAGCCCGCAAGGTACGCCACGCGTGCCCGCAGCTAGCCCTACGCACAGGCCGCGCACCAGCCCGCTATCAAGCCGCGCACGCGCCCGTGTGTACACTCGCGCAGTCTGACGCACGCAGGCGCGAGGGCCTATGGGGGGAAACTGGGCAGGCTTAGATTGGAGGTGCCCCCTCGGAAATTCACAGCAAAATTAGCATTTCGCTGTTCATCACAAATTGCCACCAAAATTAGAAACTGCTTTGCTCCGTAAGCTATAGCAGTTACTCTCCTACCCACTTGCGCAGGTCGGCTTTGTCTTGGTTGCACCCACGGAGGGCACCCACGTAAGTCAGTAGGGTCGTTGCTATCTCGCTGTTAGTGCTTGCCTGCATTACAGGTACTGGACAGTCCGAGATTAGCGCTACGGGCGGCTTCTCCCGCACATACTCAGTACGGATAGTCGGGTTAGTCCCGCACGCCGCCAGCAGGGCCAGCAGAACCGCCCCCGTCAGGAGCCGCAGGAAGGGCCCCAGCAGCCCCGTGGAGCGCTTCTTGCACGTCAGGTGGTACATTGGTATTCCCCCAGGTTTCATTGCGCCTGAGCGCGTTTAAAAGGGTCTGATTTTCCCGGGCCAATTTGCGGGCCTCAGAGGCTTTGCGGGCCTCTCGGGCTACCAGCACCTTCCGGTCGTATTCCGCACGCTCCTGGGCCCGTTTCTGGGCATCCGTGAGGCTTTGAAGCTGGGTGCGTAGGGCGGCTGTCTCGTCCCGCTCGTGGGCGTACAGGGCACCGAGGCCGAGCATTAGGCACACGGAGACGAGGGCGAGAGATAAGGCTATCCTGTTCATGCTTGGCCTACAATGGCGCTAGCAGTAGTACCGGTAGCCTTCACCAAGCGAGCCCCACAGTTAAGCTGTGTGCCTGCTGGCACGTTAGAGTAGGTCACTTGTACACCAGCAGGCGTAACAATAGTCACGTTACCGGCGCTACCAACGTATAAGCTACGTGCACTCCGGCTAATTGGGTTGGTATCGTGAGGCGTAATAGCGAAGCTCTCGCGCCCCGTGTCTGAAGTGTTTGGCATAGTATCCTTATTTACATCCTGGCTCGAACTTAGCACGCTCGTCAGCACGCCGCTTAACGAGCCCCTTGTAGATAACACCGTTGTCGTACACCCAGCGGTCGAACTGGGCGGCAGCGCCGAAGCAGTCACCGGCGTTGAGCTTACGGAGCAGGGTGCTGTTGGCTAGCTGCTTCTCGCCCAGGTTAAAGGTGAAAGACACAAGCGCGTCGTACTGGCCCTGTGTGATCGGCACCGTAACGCGGCGCTTAACGGCCGCCTCCGCATGCCGCACGTCCTGCTTTAGCAAGTAGTCGCACGTTGCGTCAGATAAGCGCTGGCCCATCTTGGCTGTAGCCGTGTGCCCATAACAGACGGTGACAACGTTGCCGGTGTCGATGTATGCCGTGTTGCGCTTACCCTCGTGCGTCTGGATGCCGACGAACCCAGCCAAGCTGAGGCTGAGAACGCCAGCGGACAGCTTAACTTTGATGTTAGCTGGCACTGCCATTACGCGATGACGTTGATCACGCTGGTTGCGGTGATCGAGGCAACGTAGTTGTTGGACGCGTCCTGCAAGCGCTCTGCCACAGGGGTGGGTTGCGTGTATGCCACGGTAACAGCCCCGGCCACGAAGTTAGACGTAAAGTCCAGGTGCACGAACGGCCCGTCAATGGTAACCTTGGACACGGTTTTGACCTGACCGCCAACGGTAAATGCAGCGGGCAGTGGCACATGGGCGGCGTCCAGGCCCTCAGAGAACACCAGCGTGATGCGCTTGGGGGCAAGGGCCGTGATGGCTGCGCTTACGAAGGTAGGCACAGTGGTCTCGACAAAGCTGGCGATGGCCGAAGAACAGGCGTCAAAGAAGTC